GCCGATCGAACCAAGTCAGTTGAAAAACTTTGATGAGTTTCATAAGAAATACGGCAAGTACATTGTGCAAGCTGGTGAGTGATTTAATGGGTGAGTGTAATGCTCACCCTTTTTTAAAGGAATATAATGTCAGGTAAGAAATATTTTTACGCATTGGGGCAAAGTGCCCGATCAAAAGGAATGACAAAGGACCAAGGAATGGCCTTGTATGCTATTGAATCTGCACAGGATTACGCACGTATTGCCTTTGATGCAGGATATCGTGGCTTGTCTATTTGACAATAAATAGAAACTCTGCTATAATAGACACATAAACAGTAAAGGACCAATATGAGCGAAGTACTTAATCCCACTAAAAAACGTAGCCGCAGTAAGAAATTTGAGAATCTTGTAGGACCTACAGATAGCAAAATTGATGCACTAGCACGTGAACGTTTAGTAACCGCACGTATTGGTTTACTATTACGTCATTCATTCTTTGGCAATCTTGCTACACGTATGCAATTGATTAATGCCGATCTATGGTGTAGTACTGCGGCAACTGATGGTCAGAAGTTCTATTACAATAGCCGCTTCATTATGATGTTGAAGCCCAAAGAGGTAGAGTTTTTAGTTGGTCACGAAGTGTTACACGTGGTATACGATCATATGGGTCGCCGTGATAACCGTGATCCTGAAATATGGAACATTGCTGATGACTATGCAGTCAATGCAGATTTGAAACGTCACAAAGTTGGCCAGTTTATTACTTCAGTACCTTGCTTGTATGAAACAAAGTATGATGGTAAAGCCGCAGAAGCTATCTATGATGATTTGATGAAAAACGTTCAGAAAATTTCTATTGAAGATTTATTGGATCAAATGATTGATGACCATATGGATGGTGAAGGCGACGGTGATGGTGACGGAGATAAAGAAGGTAAAGGTAAACGTCCTTCAATGAGTCCCGAAGAGCGTGAGCGAGTGCGTCAGGAAGTTAAGCAAGCTATTATCAATGCCGCAAGTAGTGCAGAAGCTGGCCAGTTACCCTTAGGTGTTGAACGATTGATTCGCCAACATACTAACCCAGTTATGCCCTGGCGTGAACTGATTCAAACTAATTTGACAAGTGCTATTCGTACAGATTATAGCTGGATGCGTCCCTCACGCAGAGGCTGGCATATGGATGCTATTATGCCCGGCATGACACCGGGAGAGGAAATTGATGTTGTTGTATCTATTGATATGTCAGGTAGTATTAGCAACAAACAAGCACAACAATTCTTAGGTGAGATTGCTGGAATGATGGATGCGTTTGATGGATACAAGGTCCATGTATTCTGTTTTGATACTGATACATATAACCCACAAGATTTCTCTAGTGAGAATATGGACAGCATTGAAGAATATCAGCCAATGGGCGGTGGTGGCACTGACTTTGATTGTATTTTTAAATACTTGAAAGATAATGCTATCGATCCCAAACGATTGATTGTTTTCACAGATGGCTATCCCTGTGGTAGCTGGGGTGATGCTGATTATTGTGATACAACTTGGATCATTCACGGTGATAAGAACCCTAATCCCCCATTTGGTACATTTGCTATCTATGATGAAAAATAATGAGCTATCTTGACTATATTATAATTTCAATGCTTATACTAGGCTTATGTTGGCTTTTTGTTATTGCCTTAGTTAGATTCTTGGGAATGATAAAAGATGCCGATGATTAAGTCTAGTGAGGAAATAATCATTTACGAAAGCCCGGATGGTGGTAAGACGGTCTACTCTCGTAAGAGTGGATCGTCTAATAGAACCTTAGTACAAGAGGATCCTAATAAACACTATATCACTAAATGGTATGAGTGGAGAGAAATTCTTAAACTAGCAGAAACAGAACCTTCATTAGCAAACGCAATTAACAAAGCAGAAATGTTATATGTCATCCTTAAGAAAGAAGAAAACTAAACACTATCTAGCAATGTGGGATATGCTAGGGCTTGAAAGCCTACACGATGTTGATTTGCACATGAGCAAGTACAACGAATGGGAAAAACAAAAAGTTGTTGCTATTCTTAAAGAAGAACGAATCCCCAATCAGCCTCTAGGTATACCATTACAAATGATGCTCCTTCGTGCTAAGGTTAATAGTCAACGTGCATATGAGATTTATGAATTCAATAGTACGATGGCTTATGATGAACTTAAGGAAGCATTTGAAGTTGATCCGCAACCTGTTGTTGAATGGATTAGAGAGAACGGCAAAAAAATCTATAGCGATCATGTTAAACAAAATAGAAAGATGATTGTATGATGTACATTGGTACTAGTTTAGGTGGATGCTTAAAAAGCTTGATGGCAAACGAAGTGTCCGAGGATGAGGTTATGTTCATTGTAACTCGCACAATGTGTCCTGATTACAATGCCTTTATGCAAGTAGTAGAACAATATTACGCAGAGGGTAATCCCTATCCAAGACGTTCTAGACATGGTGAATTGAGTGATTATAATTTGAGTGAAGTAGTTGCATTAGCAACTAGATTATATTATTCAGGTAGGATACATCAACCTAGAGTATTTGATAATGAAGGACGAACTGCCGGACATTATTATGAGTATAATCATCCGGCAAAGCTAGGTCATGGATTATGGATGCAAGTTGTACCCACCAATGATAACTCGACCCCATTAGTAGTAGAAGCATATGAAAAATATAAAATGTTGGACACATTAACCAAATGACTCAATATAAAATTGATCCTTATATTTGGTTTGGTAATAGAGAATTAGATTTTTATCCAAAACATTTTATTTTAGCCTCTACTCCTTTAACAATTAATTCTAAACAATGGGTATTAGATAACCTTAAAGGTAGATTTTGCATTGTTCAAACTAGTCAATTATTTTTAATAGAATATTATTTAGGCAACATAGCATTTGAAGATTCCAAAGATGCTACATTTTATGAATTGAAATGGTCATGAAAAAACTTTCAACTAGTTTATTACTCTTACTTGTATTATTAACTGGATGCGGAGGTGGCGGATCTAGCCAACCAGAACCAGAGTCTAAACCAATAATTATAAAACCTATTTCACAGTTTGAAACTCCTGCTTCAATATCGGTTGATAAATTTAGATTGGCAAAGATTGATTATAGATATGACACACCAAAAAATGAATTTGATGTTAACGGATACCATACTACCTCATTCGAATCGGTAAAACCAGTAGTTGATAAAATTAAACAAATAGGATTTACTGGGGTTATTTTGCTTTTGCAAACACCTATTAACAAAAACACCGGACGTATTAGTCTTTATGATGTAGCAAATAGTGATAAAACAATTCCCAAAGATACTTGGAAATTAGTTGAGTATGCAAAATCTCAAGGATTACAAGTTTGGTTGTCATTGCAAATTGTAGATAGTGTGAATGATATACTGTTGATCCCGGATTTCAATAAATATACCGAACAATCGATGTTTAATAATATTATTGAATATCAACGAAACATTGCAATAACAGCCGAAAAATATAAAGTACAAGGTATTTTCATCAGCGAGGGTAATTATAACCTAGAATCATATGAGCATTTGTTCTATTGGCAACAATTGATTTCTGAAATTAGAAAAGTGTATTCGGGGAAACTATCATATGCTACTTACTTACTAATGCCAACATCAATTTGGAATCATGTTGATTATGCTAGTATTAATTTAAATGAAGTATTATCTAAAACTCCGGTTTATGATTTGAAAACAATTATAAATTTATATTTTAATGACTCAATTAATAGAAACCAAATTCAATTGATTAAGAATTTTCACATGGTGTATGGTAAGAAACTCATTTTAATGACGACTCCGACTGTCACTGATATGGGTGTGGGCCATATACCTTCTACCTTCTGGGAAAATGTAATTAATAATGTATGGACAAATGTGTTTACACCACAGACTGATAAACAGATGCAACTACTAAAAATTCGTGCATTTATGGAAGTAGTAAATAAACATTTGGCTGATGTTACCGATGGCGTAGGTTTTGGTGAATTTGATCCTTGGTTACAGCATGTAAATTTTAGCAAGCAAGGTACTGGAATATACCATTATTATTGCTGTGGATTTGATTTAACTAATAATACGGATGCCCAAAAATCTATTAATTCGTATTTTAGCAAACAATGGGGATACTATTCTATCCAATAAAAATATTTGATACACAAATTTGTATTAAATATCTTAAGCTTATATAAGAGGAGAACACAACTATGAGTTTTACACGACACGTTGGTAAACACGGAGATAGAAAAGTTGCAATAGTATTCAGAGAAGTACCAGGTGAAGCACATATGTGTCTAGTCACTTATACTGAAACTATAAATCAACACATACACGATCCATTGATTAAATGTATTGAAAGTGATATTGGACAAAATAGCGAACATTTAGCAGATGCATTGAATAGGACATACGCTAAAGATGGTAGACCAATTCTACAGGTGTTACACTTAGAAGGTCAACTAAAGAAAGTACAAACAAGTCAAATTGTTATGACACCTTCACCCAATCAAACAATTCGTTTAGATGAATTGAATAAGATTTTAGATGAGATGCAACAAGGTGAAAGCGCAGTTAAGCGTTTGCAAGAATTAGATGACAGCCGAGGAATGCAAGATCCAGCCGACGTAGTACGTAGAATGCGTGGTAACAAAGATGCAACTGCAACGGCACCAAAAGGTCTACAGGCCTCAGGTGATGCCTTAGGTGATGCGGCAATTGCACAAAATCTACGCCAACAGGCAGCTAAGATGGATGCAGAAGCCAAAGGCTTGATGGCAGAAGCACAACGATTACAAAAAGAAGCCGCACAGTTAGAAGGCGTTACTGCTGAGACAACTAAACCAAAGAAAACTACAACAAAGAAAACTAAAGTTAGTGTCTAATGTCACCAGAATTTATCGAAAAATGGGAACACATTCTTGAAGATGTAGAAAAGAATAAGATACCTGTAGAGTTTATTAAGAAGTTGATTATCAAACTTCAAGGTAAAAAACAACAGACTATAAATATTCAAAAATTTCTATCACAAGGATTAGACCCAGACCAAATAGAAGAAGCAGTAAGTCGCAAACTAGATGAACTAGATGATATGATAGTGAGTGTAGAATTTGTCCTCAATGTTCAAAGTATTGCAGACACCGTACAACCAGAGACAGACAGACTATTAGGTAAATTATGAAACAATATTTAGAACTTCTGCAAGATATACTAGATAACGGAGAAATAAAAGATGACAGAACTGGTGTTGGCACCTATAGTGTTTTTGGACGTCATATTCGCTTTGATTTGCGTAGGGGCTTTCCCGCAGTCACTACTAAGAAACTTGCTTGGAAAGCTTGCGTCGGTGAGCTTTTATGGTTTATTGAAGGCAGTAGTGATGAGCGTAGACTGGCAGAACTTACCCACGGTAGTTCAGAAGGAAAGGTTACTATCTGGACGCCAAATGCAGAAGCACCGTACTGGAAACACAAAGCGAAATTTGAAGGTGACCTCGGTCGTGTCTACGGGGTACAATGGCGCCATTGGAATAAGTATCGCACAGAAAAAGACATGGGCAAAGCACACAAAGGTGGTACACGCCTCGCAGTTGACAACATTGAAGTCGACCAATTGGCAAATCTCATTAAAGGGTTAACTGAAGATCCTAATGGGCGCAGGCATATTCTCAGTGCCTGGAACGTGAGCGAGTTAGACGAAATGGCCTTGCCCCCTTGTCACGTTATGAGCCAATTCTATGTCAACAAAAATAAAGAACTATCTTGCCATATGTATCAGCGTAGTGTTGATGTGTTTTTGGGCTTACCTTTTAACATTGCTAGTTATGCATTACTTACACATCTATTGGCACATCACTGTGATTTAAAAGTAGGTGAGCTTGTTATCAGTACGGGTGACACACATATCTACAAAGACCACATTGAACAAGTTAAAGAACAACTAACACGTGAACCTTATCCATTGCCCACATTGATGTTAAATGCTTCAAAGAATAGTATCTTTGAGATGACAATGGCAGATATACATTTAGAGAACTATCAAAGTCATGGCCCTATCAAAGCAACAATGGCAGTCTAAAGACGAATTCACTAGGCCCAAGTATCAGGTACAAATATCTGATACCGGGGAAGAATCAGTATCTATTACTCAAGTAGTTCATACTATTAGAATGGGTGATGTTGAAGATCCTGATTTAATGGTGGCACAACCTATATGGGAGTGGCAACAAACAGAACAAGGTAAATGGATAATGGAAAACTCTAATCCTACACCTAGTTGGCATCGTAACCATGACATATATAGTTATGGTCACATCTATCAGATTAGAGCATATCTAACACACAAACAATTAACATTTTGGAAATTAAAATATGAGTAATATACTAGTTACAGGTGGATTAGGACTTATCGGACATAATGTAGTAGATAGATTGCAACGTATGGGGCACCGTGTTGCTATTACCGATATACGAACTAATTATGGTATTATCCCACAAGATGAAATTGACTATCTAATGGCAGAACGGTTGAAGAAAATTCAACCTGGCAGCATTCACGCAATTGATATTTCCAGCGAGAGTATTGACTGGCTGTTTGGTAGATACAAGTTTGATATCGTTATTCACATGGCTAGTTTCCCTAGACAAAAAGTTGTTAATTCTAATCCAACTATGGGAGCAAAAACAATGATGGAAGGTCTATTGAATTTATGTGAAGCCAGTAAAAAACATAAAGTAAAGAAATTTGTTTATATCAGTAGTTCAATGGTATATGGTGATTTCACTGATGATGTAACAGAAGATTATGATTGTAAACCTCAAGGCCAGTATGGAATTATGAAATTAGCAGGTGAACATATTGTTAAAGACTATGGCCGTCGTAATTGTTTTAGTCACACTATTATTCGACCTAGTGCTGTATACGGTGAACTAGATGTTGAGGATCGTGTCATTGCTAAATTTATGCTTACTGCTATGCGAGGTGGCACATTGAACGTTAACGGTGCAAATGAAACACTAGACTTTACATATGTAGAGGATGCCGCGGATGGTATTGTTGGCGCCGCACTAAGTGACAACACAGAAAACAAAATATATAACATTACTAAATCACATAGCAGAACATTACTTGATGCGGCAAACTTGGCAGTTAAGTGTGCAGGTAAAGGCACAATCAATGTCAGAGACAAAGACGCAGACTTCCCAAGTCGTGGTGCATTAAACATTGATGCCGCACGTAAAGACTTTGGATATGATCCTAAAGTAGATGTAGAAGAAGGCTTTGAAAGATATTATGAGTGGCTTAGTAATTCCCCATTTTGGTCTAGCAAGACAGTATAAGAACATCGGTGAAGAGTTGCTTGATGCAACTCACCGTGCCCTTAAAGACGGCCAACTTGTAGGTGGGCATTATACACGTTCGTTTGAAGAATGGCTTAAGCATAGAACTAAAACACAATATGCTATCACGGTTCATTCAGGCACACAAGCATTAGAGATTATTGCAAGATATAAGAAAAAGAAACACTTAGAAACATTTAAAAATATTCCTAAAATTCGTATACCAAACTTAACTTACCCAGCAACACTAAACTCATTACTGACTGCAGGATGGGATGTAGATTTAGTTGATACTGATAAGAACGGTATCATTGAGGTAGAAAATAGCCTTAAAGGATATACTTGTGTTATGGGTTATGGTGGTCGCAAGCCTTGGCCTATTGCAGGGTATGCTAGTGCAAACGCAGTGATTGTAGATGGTGCACAACATTGGTTAGTGTGCAACGGTGATGTTGGTAGTGGTATGTCTATCAGCTTTGATCCTACAAAAAACTTACCTAGTTCTGGTAACGGTGGTGCAATCGTTACCAATGATGAACAACTATATTTGTTTGCCGCAACACATAGAGACAACAATAAACCTGCATTCCACGACGTAGGCACTAACAGTAAGATGAGTGAACAAGATTGTGCTCAAATATTAGTCAGAGCAAAGTATATAGATGAGTGGCAAAATCGTAGAAGTGAGATAGCAAAGTATTGGTGTGAGAAGTTTAAAGAATTACCATTACGATGTTTATCAGATACGACTGATCCTCACGCACATCAAAAGTTTGTAATATATCTAGATGATAGAAATAAATTACAATCACAACTAAAAGAACACGGGATAGATAGTAAAGTTCACTATGAATATGTTTTAGGCGACTTGCCCACTGGTAAGAACTTAACAAAGCCGGATCTATTATCTACTAGTGTAATGCTAAGTAGAGGGGTATTAAGCCTTCCTATGTATCCTGAACTAACTGATGCTGAAGTGGAATATATTACTACCAAGGTAATAGCATTTCATAAATAAAGAATGAACAGAATACCCATAAAATTAGAACGAGCAGATTCACCTGAATATAGAGTAATTGAATGGAAAATACATAACGTATGTAATTATAATTGTAGTTTTTGCTTTGATGATAATAAAGATGGAAGTGTTAGATGGCTTTCCTTAGAAAAATACAAAGAACAATTTGACAAGTTATACAATATATGTGATGGTATGCCGTATTGGGTACAACTGACAGGAGGAGAACCCACTCTTTATCCAGATTTAATAGAGTTGTTAACCTATATTAAATCAAAGGGAGCGTACACAAGTATATTGAGCAATGGTTCTAGAACTATCCGATGGTGGAAAGAGTTACGGGAGAGTAATTTATTGGATGTGCTATATATAACTCACCACTCTGAGCAAAAAGGTGATTATGTACATAACGCTGAAGTTATGAATTTATTCTTAGACTCTCCGACAGAAACAATATGTGTTGTAACTCATGTATTAGGTACTCTTGATTCTGCATTTGAAGCATACGACTATTTAATTGAAAATACGGGTGCTGTTATTTCATTAAAATCAATGATTATCAAAGAATATGACATAAATCTGATGTACACAGATAATCAACAAGAAAAGATAAAAAAATCTACAATGCAGACTGGTCTTTTAAGAAAAGATAAAATCTTAACTGATATTCCCGAAAAGTTACATTTATGGCACACTTTTTTAAAAGTAGAATACGATGATGGTTCAATTGAAGAAATGAGGGCACAAACCTTCTTAAAGAATAATAGACCAAAATTCAAAAATTGGCAGTGTGCTAATGGTAAATATTACATAAAACTTGAAGGGGATGAGGTTCGTAGGGGAGTATGCGGTGAGGGAAATGTTACTAATATAAACGACATTGACTTAAAATTTCAAGACGATTATGTTACTTGCACTTATGACATGTGCTACTGTAGGTCTGATTTGGCATCCCCTAAATATATGGTTAAAGATAAATAATTATACTATGTTTATCCTATCAATACTACCCGACGCCGCAATACATATAATCTTTGGATTAGGTATTTTGGGCACAATAGCAGGATTCGTCCTAGGATTCATTCCTTTTGTCAAAACTTATAAACTAGCAATACAAGTTATCAGCTTATTAGTGTTAGTCTTGGGTGTCTATCTTGAGGGCGGATTAGCCGACTATAAAGAGTGGGAACTAAGAGTCAAAGAGATGGAAGCTAAAGTCGCAAAAGCTGAAGCCGAATCCGCAAATAAAAATGTAGAAATACAAGAAAAGATTGTTGAAAAAACCAAAATCATTCGTGAGAAGGGCCGTGACATTATACATTACATCGATAAAGAAGTCATTAAGAAAGAAGAAGTTATCAAATATATTGAAAACTGCCCAGTACCTAAAGAGTTCATAGACTTGCACAATCAAGCCGCTGAGTTGAACAAAGGAGCATCAAAATGAGATATCTACTAATTGCTCTATTATCAGTATTAGCAGGATGCACAACTACAGTCCCAGTCATTCAAAAGTTTCCCAACGCTACACCTGAATTAATGAAGAAGTGCGAAGACCTCAAAAAGATTGAAGGCGACAAAGTAGCTATTACTGAAATGATGAAAGTTATCGTACATAACTATTCATTGTATTGGGAATGTAGTGCTAAAGTAGATGGTTGGCAAGATTGGTATAACGCACAGAAGAAAATTTATGATAGTATCGCAAAATAATAGTATATTATTGGCAGTTTGTTTATTATTGACGGGTTGTGCAACAGCAGACAACTATCCAGTGTATGTAGAAGCACAGAAGTCATTAAGCAGAGATGCAACCGTAGCAGAAGCGGCTAGAATAGCAGCCTTAACTGAGATGGTTAAGAGTTCAGACAACGAAGTAAAGATACAAGCTATCAAAGCACTACAAGAAATACAGCGTAGTAAGCGTCAGGTTATCATTCAGCAACCCAAAGGTATGTTTGGAAACTGATAAATACATTATAGTCTAGGAATTATAATGACACAAAAAGTTATAAAAGCAAGTAGTTTACCAACAATTCCACCGGTAACTGTAAATTCAGAACCGATTGTTCCAATGGTAGTTGAAGATCCACAGTTATTTACATTCTCAACAACTGATGGTCCATACGGGGCACAAGAGTATATTAATATTGGTGTAACACCTAACGATGGTTTAGGTGATCCATTACGTGTAGCATTTGGTAAAATTAACAATAACTTTAGTAATCTTTTCTTTACTACAGTAAACACTAGCAATACTTATACAAGTGGAGTAACTCAGGGTCAAGTTATATATGAATATCCTGCAAATAGATTTACGCAAGGTATGTTTCAAATTCGTTCAAGTGATCCAGGAACACCCGATAGTCAAGATATTACTCTTTCAGCACAGCTTACAAACAACAATCAAGCAGTAAAATTCACTGGTTATGCTATGACCTTTGCGGGTAACGCATTGACTAGATACAATATGGATGTAAGTAGTGGTAATGTTAGAATTTTAGCCAATCCAATTGCTAATGCATACATATTACACTTCATCGCATCACAAGTAACATTTCTCGGTGATCCTATTCCTGGTGTTGATATTGCTCTTAATGGATATGCTAATTCTGTCATGGGTACAGAAAATAATGATATCATAACAACAGAAAATTAAATGAGAGCAAAAGAATTTATAACCGAGCAAAATAATTTGCCCGACAGGATTACTAAGCCGATGCCTGCTACTTGGATAATACCAGAATTACAAAATCAAAATGCATATTTGCAATATAGATTTGCTGTAGCATTAGCAGGTGCAAAGGCTGCACGTAACGGTGATATACCTAAAATGGATAAGGATTCTGTTTGGGGAGAAAATCAACTAGTTTCTGGTTATATGAATCCAGGTGTAGCAGATGATATTGATTTTGCTTTAGGTGAAATGGGCCTTAAGGGCAGTAAAGTATTAGTTACTAGTAAGGATAGCGAAGAAACATCTGACACTGGTGTAAATAGCCCAATAAAGGGATTTAAGGGTTATAAAAGAAGATGAGAGCAAATGAATTTATATCCGAAGCTAAAATTGGTAAAATAGGAAATAGAAAACAAATGTCAACTATAGGTTTGCATAAGTTTCGTGATGAAAACTGTGCCGACCGTGTATATGAGTTGAATAGAATTATGATGGCGGCAGCCTCTACCGATGGAACGTTTGTACCAGACATTGACGGAGAGAGTTGGGCAGGTAGATATAATATCTCAGCTCCCTACACTCAAGAAGAACA